CCAGAGGTAGGGTATCAGTTGTTGGTTCCAGACCCTAAGCAGTTCCCTTTGTATGGATCCTAGTGCGAGGCTAAAGAATCCAGTAACCTCTTTGGCTAGGGCTTGGGTACCGACTTGCTCAGAGCCCAGGGATATAAAGTCCATAAAGAAGCGTTGGCGGATAAGGTGCTGGTAATCTCTAATAATAGTTCTAATATCGTAGACCTTACCGCCTGCGCCAAAGGGACGTATTTCAGTACCGTGTGGGACTATGAGGAAAGCAGTTTCGTCAATCCTAAAGCCCTCAAGAGCTTTCTTCAATGCTAATTGGTCAGCATCAGAATAAGCTCCTTCGCCCAGTACCGCTACTGGCACGTTACCTACGTCACGTTCAGCACCAATGGCTTCTACGACTTCGAGGTTCTTTTTGAAAAACCATGGGCGGTAGAGGTTCCTGGAGAGGGAACGTCCCATGGGGTTGCGTTTACGCCCTCTAAATGTAAAGTGTAGGAGTTTACTCATAGGGGCTGTTCTAGTGGCTACTTTACCGCCTATAACTATTTGTTGGGTAAAGGCGGTTACTCGACCATGTTTATCTACATCGCCCCACTTTAGGAGGGTTTCTTGTCCTATAGGCATTAGGTCAGATAACCAGAGTTTACTTTCAGGGCCTTTTTCTAGGACCTTCTCAGTGATGCTAAATCCAAAGGTCATAAACTCTAGGGCTTCTTCAACGTGTTCAATCCAGCTAATGCCTGTACCTTCGGTTTCTGAGTTTATGGTATTCATTCGGACGAACTCAGAGAAGTCCTTATCAGCCTGGCTATCTGACGCTGGTATCATATGGAATTTAGCGTCTTTAAGCGGGGCTGAGACTGACTCATAGAGAGCCCCTATTACTACGTCGTCTTCCATTTCTTTAAGGACCTTAACGGCCTTAGACCAAGGCTTAAGGTCTGTTAAGTACTCCTCAGCAATAGTACCTCTCCAGATACTAAGACCTGGCTGGAGTAGTACCTGTGAGGCGTTAGGGGGTCTACCTACAGCACGACTAGAGTTCGTCCCATTAGTACCATTTAGTGTTGTCATTAGTTATAATTCCTTAACTGGTTCACTAACGATAACTAGACCATGATGTTCGAGTAGGACTATATGATCGGGTACCAGATACAAACCTAGATACTGGAGCATGATTAGACTGGGTTAGTTGGCTAGCACGAACTTCCACATCTTGGGCATTGCCAACTACTACCTGACCTGAGGGGCCAAATGCTGCCTTGAAGGTATGGAGTATATAGCGTAAGGCGTCCATTCCATGGTCATTTACTTTAACTGGATCTTCTTTAGGGTTAAATTTACCCTCTTTCCCTTTGGGTCGCATATATGCCGCAAACTCAAGCTGTGTGGCAGATGGCTTATTAGTAGAGGTTAGGGCATAGTCTGACTCGACCAAGCTATTTTCAAGGATAAAGACACGATCATTGGAAATACACTGATATGTAGACTGTATACCTGGACTAACCTCTTTATCCGCTTTTATAGTAGGTATCTTGGCATTATGCAGATCAGCACGATCACCAGCATCCCAATCACAAACGGTAGTATGTATCTTCTCATTGGCGGTTAGGAGGTTAATGACTTTAGCGTGTTCTGTAACGGTTCTTCCTGAGTGATAGATTTCACGATACATGACCCACTCACGTTGGTAGTAGGGTATCTCAGTACGGTCTTGTGCGCCAGGGGGTCCTGTGTACTTATATTTAGGGGAGGCCCACCATTGGCATACAAAAGGGTTAGTAAAGCCAAAGTCGATAGAACGGAAGCGTTCCCAGTCTCTAGGGATAGGATCATTAGGATCGCCTGTTAGACCTAGTGCTGTTGTGTCTCTGGGAAGGATATGCTTAGTTGGATCCCAGCAGTCATAAACAACACCCTCAAATGAAATCCATAGACCTTTGACATAGCGGTCGTGATAGCGGCCTTTGAATTGGTCCAGGCTATCTCGATATGTTTTAGGCGTAAATGGGTTTAGGAGGGTATTACTAGAGAAGGTCGAAGTATAGCCTTTAGCTTGTAAATCCTCATCATGGTAGAAACGTCGGTATACCCAGTGGTTGGGGTCTGCTGGGTTGGTTGCAGCGAAGATTTGATGGAAAGGGACAGAGGGGTGCCGTAGGCGTCCTAGAAGCATCATCCAGTCATCTTCGGTAAATTCGATAACCTCGTCTACGAATATCCAGCCTACTTCTAGAGAGCCTACTTTAGTAGGTTGGTCTAGGCCATGAAACATCACCTCAGAGCCGTTTATAAGGGTGAGGAGATGCTCTTGCTTGTTATATGACTGTACATGCTCTGGTGGACAGACGTATCTATCCCATGTTACTTTGGTGGTATCTCGGAGGTCAGTGAACTTTTTGCGGACTATAAGGCCTCTATTGCCTGGATACTTGGTACTGAGAAAATAGCCCTTTTCACAGCCGACTCTAGATTTGCCTGCACCAAAGGCACCGTCGTATAATAGTTCTAGGGTCTGTGATTCCATGAATTTCCGTTGAGCAGGAATCTTAGAGGTGTCAAAAGGGAGCCCTTCTAGGCCGTCCCTTGTTGTAACTGTTTGAGTAAGTGCGCTAACCATAGTATTAGGGTACCGGTATCCAGGTGCCATCAGGCATTAGGACTGTTCCTTCGGGTTCTTCAAAATCGGGTTTGCCTCGGTATGAGGGAGTTTCTTCAGATATACCTGGAACTGTGTAGTCTGGATTTTGATCCTGGGTATTTACGGTAAAGGTATCGCCGTCTACAGTAGCCGCCTCTTGAAGGGCAGGTGCAGTTGAGTTCTGGATAGGTGCTGGGAAATTATCCTTAAAGTCGTATAGTTTAACCTGATGAACCACATCGGCGATTATACGGCTTTGGAGAATACCTCTTGCTTTAGCGACAGATTCCTCAGTACGGCGAATCTGCTCTAGCAGACGGGACTGTTGCATAGGAGAAATACCTTCGCTTAGGAAGATGTCCCAGAGATGGGCCTCAACTTTTCTAAGGACGGCGACTGTCTGTTCTGTATGTTCCTGTAGGGAAGCCTGGTTATTTTCGTAGAGTTCTTTGCGGAAGGATTTGATATCAGCTATAACAGTGCTAACAGAGCAGTCCAGCTCAGCGGATATTTCAGGTGCCCTATGTCCTTGGAGCCAGAGTTCTTGGACCGACTGCCTTCTGACAGTTGCTCGGTCGATAACAGATTTTCCTTTTGGAATAACTACGGGACGCATCCCATTTATTTTTCGTGACGCTATGGATTTAGGTACTGCGTCTACATGGGGAGCTGTTGCCATTTATCTCCACCCTTCAATTAGTAGGATCTAGAAGTATCGCCACTAATTAGATACTGGTTACTGGTATTATACAGTGCTGCTGATGTCTGTGTCAATATGTAACTAGTAATTTTCAAAATAGTGGGACTTCCCTCTAAATTATACTTTTATAGATTTATCGTCACTAGCGTCACTTTTGCTGGAAGACACCTGGTTGAGATAAAATCGCTACATATTTCCTGGATCTTCAGTAACTTCAGTGGATCAGTGGACAAGGATATTGGATCCTGATTAATTTATTTTTTTTGCTGGATGGACTGGTGGACACTTAGACTAGAACGCATGTTCTGAATGTTTAGACCGGTAGTTCTACAGAACATATGTGCTATTGGAACGTATGTCCTACAGAACTAATGTCCTACAGAACATATGTCCTGCGAGCATGAATACATGAATAAAACTGCTGTATACATCGCTGTTCAGATTTGCTATGATTAATGAGTAGTTAGAAAGTAGATCAAGCAGTTAGCAGTCAGTCAGTCAGTGCTTGCAGTTGCAGTCAGTCACAAGAATTGCTCTTGACAGTTAATAGTTAGATCAACTATAATTACATAGTAGTTAGACAAGTTAACGTAGTTAATCGAAAGTGAGTTAATAGCACGATATCCGAATACGCTACATAGTAGCTGAACAATAACAATTGAATATTCCACTTGCATCGGAGTTAACTATGCGTAAGAAAACACGCAACGTCAACTTACCAGATGGCACGAGTGTCGAGATCCAGATACTGCCACGCGTCGGTCGTAAGCGTAAAACCTTTCGGTCCAAAGAATACAGTGGACGCAAGACAGTTTATGGGAATCACATTCCAGTCGTCAGGCGCAAGTCTGAGCGTAAGTCTCGTTCGCACTATGACTCAGGATTAGACACTAACTTGGAATCCCGAGTCCGTAGAGCAAATGCGGAGAGAAAACACGCCCCCAGTCTTGACATAACAGAAGTTGACATGGCGCAACTAAAACTTTGGGCGGGAAACAGAACGTCTCGATTTGTACAGACACAATCTGAACGAGACAAACAATTCCAACGCAATCATGCTAACGGCATATCTATTGCTAAGTATGATTGGCGCGAGGAAAATACCGACTAAATAAAAACTGAATAAGCCCTATACATGATTGGCTAGTAATATGTGCGGTTTCGACCGCATATGTTGCTGGTCAATTTTTGCGTCAAGTCTAAAATCATTTGGAAAGGATCAAGCCATGCCGGATGCTATGATTAAGGCTCTCATTCGAGAGTTAATGGTTCAGAACAATTGCGGCAAACACAAGGCCGTTAACATGCTGGCGGATTACGTCAGGACATATCACAAGGCAACTATCTAGTCTGGAGGCACAATGGTACTAACCAAGCTAGAGAGTGTTGGAACAGTCATTGACAGTTTAGGCATGACATATCCAATGCTAGTAGATGGAACACCAGATACGTCTATGGCACTCCATGTGCTAGACATCGAGGCGTGGGATTGGTGGGACAACCTATCAACCGTAGATATATTTCTTATCATTGCGGTGTTAAAGCGATTACCTAGACCTTACACTCGGCACCATACCGAAACATATATCGAGAGGTGATTATGAGTCAACCGAAGCTGGAATACTTTATCCTACACGCTGATGATTGTGAGGCTATTATCTATCCTTACAAGTATCAGGTGTGGGCTGGCATTATCCAGTGTAAATGTACCATCAGTGGCATAACTGAGTTTTACACGGCAAACTATGAGGCCATAGCATGTGAGGAAATGTACATTATAATGTCCCTAGACACATGCAGACTAGACAATGGCCTTCCGAACCTGTGGATGGTAGGTGGCGGGGCGGCCGAGAGAATTTGGATTCAAAAAGTATAATTCCTAGAACAGGCGTTCTAACCAAGCAATATCACAATTAGAACGGCTGGTCTATTGACATTCTCTGTCAACTATGCTAGAATTAGGGTATAAATGAAAGTGAGGTGATATCTGCATAGTTTGATTATCAACTACCGGCACAATGCATAGACGTACATTAACAATATAGGAGACGCTAAAATGGTTGAAACAACCATGGAACTATCCATCGAGGATCAACTATCCGCCAAGCGGGCCGCGTTGGACCTGTTGACTGAAAAGCTGACAGGCGAAACCGATGTGGACCAGATACTGATACAGGCGGGTGAAGTTACCAAGGCCCGAACCGAGTTGCAGAAACTCCAGAAGGACGCCAATAAGGGCAAGATTTCTGAGGCTGAGGATCTGCTCAAGAATGGCATACGGGCCATTGTGGAAAACACCGACTGGTACAACCTGACCGGTGAAGGTATCCACACCATAGTATGGTACATTGACACCTCACAGGAAAGTGAGGATGGTACTACCGGGCCAGTCTACGGGGTTAGGATTAACCCGGCTAGGGCCGCACGACGGGCCAGTGGTGGAACAGGCCAGCGACGGTCCAGGTCCACTGAGATGGTTACACGAACCCTCGAGGATGGGTCCGTTGAACAGATGACGGTTAAAGAGGCCGTCAACGCATACGCCTCCGATACTATGCGGGATACTCAACTCTTTGAGCCTAAGAAGGCTTGGGGCCTGCTGTTCCCGAAATTGAACAAGGAGTTGGCCGAGGCGGGTGAACCCCAGTTTGAGGATGTGGCAACTTCGGCCTAAGCCAAACTAGGGGGACCGGGGGTTAGGCGAATTTAACTGAATTGGCCACGGGTCGGACCTGAAGCGTGGTGTGACAGGTCCGACCCACGTCGGCCAGGACAGTTTTACGAACGGCATCCCTGTCAGGCAATGCCGGTTCCTAACCCCCATTACTACAAATAGGGTGTCTAGATTAAAACCTAGGCACCCTTATATTTTGCCCAAAATTAAGGGGGTTTGAATGGATTTTAGAGTGCCCAAAGGATCTGGACCTGTTAGGTCCGAGATTAACACCAAGATTACCCTAGATGCAATTGAGGCCCGAAAGGCCCAAGGCATCTACATGAATTGCCAGTGTGTACCTTATGAGGAAATATTTATATACAGGGCTTGGAGAGTCCTGGGTATGCAGGTACAAAGAGGTGAACGTAGGCTATGTACTGTAACAGGACATAAGGGCTGGGCCCACCTGTTCTGCCTATGCCAAGTTGAGTCCATGGAGGAAAACTAAACTATGCCCCTAGACAATAAACTAAGTAACGGCTTTGAAGGTGAATATGTCAAAGAAGGTGGACTGAAATGTCCTGCATGTGCAGACCCAAATATAGTCAGCTTCGACGGGGTTGAGGTTGGCGTTGGCTATGCTTACCAGGAGATAGAATGCCGTACCTGTAAGGCAGTATGGCGGGATCTCTACAAATTAGTGGGCTTCACGGACCTATCCGATCCTGATACTAACTAGAACTGGTGTTCTATTGACATGCCGGTTTTAATATGGTATAATAGCAGGGTGGAGGTCCTGATATGTTACCTGAATATGCCAAGATACGAGAGATAGACCTAGATAACCATGAGCAAAAGCCTAACACCATTATCCATGAAATACACATGATGTTTCCCTCTGATAAGGGTGGAGGCTATGCTATAAGGTTTGTTGAGGCTCCTGATACACCTGAATGGTATCAGGATGCTGCTTTTCAGGCTCAGGAGGATGCGTTATGCGATCTATATCAAAATAGTCCAGATAGAGCAGAACAGACCGGGAACTGGCCCAGGATAACCTTACATAAGAAGCATGAGTCCTGGGCCATACTAAAGAAGTCCCGAGGTATAGATGAACCTGCAATGCAGGCTATCACTAAGGATGAAACCACCGCCTCGACTGAGCGTAGGCGGAGAGCCATCATTCAGAATCAGTACACATCCATGAGGATGAGAAAGGAGAAAGTACCTACGCAAGTCCAGCAAGCATTGGACTTTATCGACACATTACCACCAATGGACTAACCAACTAAGGAGGAGACAATAGTGGTTGATTCTAATGGTCAGGTAAATGGGCTAAGGATTCCGACTAAATCCAGCTTCTTTTATACTGACCAGCAAAAACAAATAACAGAATTTGTGGACTACAAGAGGACCAAGGGACTAAACACCAACATCTTGTTGAGAGGTCCTCAGGGTTCCGGTAAGTCCACTCTACCTGAACAATATGCCGCCACCAGGCAACTACCCTATGTGGTCCTGGAATGTGGAATGCTAGGTGAGGCTAGTATGCTATTTGGCCAGAATGTTATTCAGGAAAATAGCATAGTATTTAGGGAAGGAATCTTTCCTAAGGCGATAACCACTCCTAACTGTGTTATACATCTACAGGAACTGAATAGACCAGAATCAGATAGGTCCTTAAATGCAATGTTCAGTGTCCTGGATCCAAAACAGCGTAGTGTCTGGATAGATGAGGCAGGTAAATTCTTTGATGTAGCACCAGGGGTTACATTCTTTGCCAGTCTAAACGAGGGCTATGAGTTTGTTGGTACTATGCCATTGGACTCTGCTCTGGAGGATAGGTTCCAAGTTAAACTTACAATGGACTATCTTCCTGATAGTATAATGGAAAACCTCATCATTATGCGGTTTGCACTACCCTTAGATAAGGTTAAGTCCCTGATAGCAATAACTGAGGCCGTTAGGGTTAATGTTCAGGAGGACATCCAGATCAGTACCAGGAATGTACTGGACATGGCCGAGATGATGGTGGCGGGCATTGATCTAATTGACGCTATCAAGGCATCGGTCGCAGTAACTAATGATAGATTAGAAGGTATACTCCAGGCCATGCACTTCTCAGGTCAGGAGGTTAGTTTAGGTGATTGGGAGGAACAATGGAGCCTGATGTCATAAATAGACCACTATCAGACCAGTGGCGATCCAATAAATCTAGTATTCCTCTAATAGAGTTGGCCAACATACTTAAGGCGGTTCGCCGGGTTGTTGGCTCAATATCTAGTAACAATGAGACTGTTATCTTTGGAGGAATGAATGACCTTTCATACAATACTCAAGGTAAGGAAATAGTTATTACCAGACAGCATGTTATGCAAGGTGAGTGGCCCGTTCCTGGTAAGCAAATAGATATAACAATGGGGCTAGCGTGCCATGAGTCCCTCCATTCTAAGTCTGACGCGGCATACCCACAGGACTTTGCTAGGGCCTACGAGAATGGTGTTATCTCCGCTGATATGTCAGTGGATACTGTAAGGGGAAAACAGCATAGAATACCTGACACGGTAGCGGACTTTGGCTACGGTCAATTTATTAGTACGGCTGAGGAAGTATATTGTGAGGGCTTAGGCCTGAGGCACTATCCTATCCATAATAAGTATATACAGCTGGCTAGAGAGGCATACAGGACATCTAGAGATATTCCACCAGATAATATTAACGCTGTTTGGTTAATCTGTGCCGTCTATGGTAGGGATTGGGATACAACTATCAAAGATAGTCCAACAATATTGGACCCGGTATGGTCGGTACTCCGCACCCTAACCAATAGCCTAAAATCTTCGGACTACTCCAAACTGGAACGTCTAGCGTTATATGTTAAGGTTTGGGATGCTCTCCACGGTCTACTCTCAACCTTAGACCTAAAGGAACAATTATCAGGAGGTCAACAAGGTGATTTACCTGAGAATCTAAAGGGTGAATTTTCTGATACACCTGGCGATAAACAGAATAGTGTGGAAATGGGAACTAACAGTGACGGGAATATGGCACCGGTATCCAATCAGCCAGACACTGAGCCTGGTGAGATTATGGACGATAAAGCATTCCACAAAGGTGATGAGAATGGTAAGTCCGTCGAGGATCTAGAGGCGGAGTTAAAACATATCACTAATGAACTTACTCAAACCCTAGATAGTTTGGAGAATCCTTATGGTTCTGAGGATGACACGGAAATCTTAGAAGCTAGAAAGGAAGAATTTAGTCAGAAAGAACAGGAACTTAAACAAGATAAAGAAGAACTGGAACTAGTCCAACAATTAGAGGCTGTCATAGAGTCAGGTATGGAGGATATGACCTCACAGGTAGGGGATATATTAGAGGAGGCTGTTAAGGATGATCTTCTAAATAACGAGACACTGGGTAGGTTCTCAGGAATGTATAATCGTAGAAACCTGCCTATTATCTGGGATACTCCTAAGGGGGAACCATTTGAGTCCGAGCCTGACCCGAAGATAGTAAAGGAACTTGGTTGGCTAAAACGTATCAAGAATGAGGCATCCAGGTCAACACTGAGAGGTAGGGAGGATGGAAGACTAGACTCCAGGAGACTATATAGATATAAGGCTTCTAAGAATATCTTTAAGCAGACGCTAGTGAGGCCGCAGGAGAAATTAGATCTTGTAATACTAACCGACGAGTCCGGTAGTATGGACGGCAAGCCTCACAATATAGTCTTCGAGGCTATAAACTCAGTCCTTAAGGAGGTACCTGAAACTCAAGTTATTACATATAGGGCAGAACGTAATTCATGTGATCTAAACATGATTAATCCAGAGGGAATCTTACAGGAACATAGACCGGGTGGAGGTACTCCCACTAGTAGGGCACTGTTAGCTACAGCAATTAAATATCCTAAGAGTCTAATAGTACACTTCACTGACGGACAAGCTAATTCAGATGTTCCTCTCCAAGATGTCTTTACTGTACTTGATAGTAAGTTTCCTAAAATTAAGGTAATATCATTAATACTGGAAAGTGATACCACTCGTAATCATCCACGGTATAAGGATGTCTTACCTAGAGAATGGATCAATGTAGTAGAAAGATTCCCAGAGGTAATAGTTAGAAAATTCCGCACTATCGAGGACTTCCCTAAGCATCTAAAGGATGCTGTTGAAGCCTGGTACAAACAGTAGGGATAATACCATAATGACATTATCAAGCAATAACAGCGGGTATATGTCCCGCAATTATAGGGTAGTAGGCTACGAGAAAAGATCCTTAGCTATGAGACTAATGGAAACTCATATGGACATGCCTATGGAAGAAATTTTCTTTGTTATGTGGAGAAAACATAGGCGACTGCATCCAATGATAAAGGCACTAGGCTTAGAGATAACTACATGCAGAAACTGGATGAAACAACTAGGTATATATATCTGTATTGGATGTTCCTTTAAGACTGGTAACCTGTTTACACATACACTGGAATGCCCTGGCTGTGGTAGGTGGTTTTGTGATAGTTGCATAGACCAGGAGTATCTATCCCATCTTGTCAGCGATATTGCGGGTAATGGACCATATGAGAGAGATTCGGGGAATGTATAATGCCGTTTGAAACATTCCAGCAGTTAGTAGCTTGGAACCCACCAAAGCCAGTACAATGGATTGCTAATGATATATTAGCAGAGGAATATAAAATCTGTATATTTGGTGGGCCAAAGATGATGAAATCCATATTAGCCCAACAGACTGCCATGTGTCTAGCGGCAGATATACCGTGGCTAGGTTATAGGGTTACACAATGTAGGGTAA